GTAGAGAGCAATCCTGTTTCGTGCTTGATCCGGAGTTCTGGAAGGTTGCGTACTATCGTGACTTCAAGCAGGAGGAAGTGGCAAAAACTGGTGATGCAATTAAACGTGCATTGCTTGTTGAGTACACGCTTATCTCTGCCAACGAGAAGGCATCTGGAATTGTTGCCGATTGCACAATAACATAATTTATGCAATCTCCGTCTAAAAAACGGTTGTTAGATTGGTCGCAGGGGAAGCAGGAAGTCTTCTCCTACGACCAACATGACAAGACTGTAACAATCGAACATAAAGAGGATGTTGAACCTCTTATTAAACTCGCAAAAGATATGTCGGAGTTACAACCTTCAAAAGATTTGCGACATACAGCAGTTATTCCACAGTTTGTCCTTGATCAGAGTCTTAGAGAGAAATGGACAAATGCAGATTGGAAGAAATGGGCAAACGATAGTGACAATAAAATGTTTCGGACATGGCAAGGGAATCTCTAAATGGCACTAGCAAATTTTACAGACTTAAAAGCAAGCGTAGCTGATTTCCTGAATCGCTCTGATTTGACTTCCGTGATTCCAGATTTCATCACAATGGCAGAAGCCGAGTTCAACCGGACATTAAGAGTCAGGGAGATGTCGCTACGAACACAATCACCAATTAATTCTCAGTATGTAAAACTACCAGACGATTTTTTAGGTATGCGGAACATTGATTTGCTCACTGATCCAGTGACTCCAATGACCTATAAGAATCTCCAGAATCTCGATATTCATCGAGCAAGTGATGCAACTGGTAAACCTATTTATTATTCGATTGTGCAGAATAATATCGAGTTTTCTCCGGTTCCCGATGGTGATTATACAATAGAGATTGTCTATTACCAGAAAGTTCCAGCACTCTCAGCATTCTCAACGAACTGGTTATTGACTGACCATCCAGACGCATATCTGTATGGAACCTTAATGCACTCAGCACCATATCTCCAAGCTGATGAGAGAATTGGTGTCTGGTCTGGAAAATATCAGCAGGTTATTCAGCAAATCACAACATCGGATGAAAAAGCCAAATTCTCTGGTTCAACTCCGAGCATTTCATTCACACCATTCTAACCATTAAACGACTATGGCAGGACTAACAAATTACCTTGAAGATAAAATCTGGAACCATGTTTTCGGATCAACTTCTTACACAAAACCAACAAATTGGTATGTCGGTTTATTGATAGCAACACCTTCGGATTCAGCGGCAGGGACAGAGGTTTCTGGTGGTTCTTATGCAAGACAGGTGATTGCATTTACGATAACTGGAGGAGGGACTGCGTTAGCAGTAAATACAGGGGCTATCACGTTTCCCACTGCAACGACTGACTGGGGAACAATCGGTTGGGTAGGTATCTATGATGCGTTAACATCAGGAAATCTAGTTGCATATCAGAATCTCCAGCAATCAGACTTTTCGACAAGCACCACAAAAATAGTCAATGATGGTGATATTTTTAAATTCAATGCCTCAACTGTGAAAATAGAACTTGATTGATGGAAGGATTTGGGTCTGCAATATTCAGTCAAGGCACTTACGGAAAGGGTGTTATGCTGGGGCATTCAGATATGGATGCCACTGCTTCTGTTAAGAACTTTGGAGTTGCTGAATGGATGGCAACACACACTCATATTTATTCTTTATCAGTTTTAAAGAATTTTGGGGGGATTTTTTTAGGAGGTAATTCTTTGGTGCAGGGTATATCAAATATGAAATCACACCCCAATATGATTTGGGCAGGTTTTGAGACATCAACAAACCAATCCATCGTTTCTGCGGCAGGACACATAGCATGGGATTCTCAGTTAGTAGCCGATGCAACATGGACAACTCAAACGATAAGCTAATATGGCAAACACAACAAATTTCGCAGTAGAAAAACCAACTGTAGGAGGATATAGAAATTCGTGGGGAGGTACGATAAATACTGGATTCGATAAACTCACAGAATTACTTGCACTTGCACTTCCAATCGGATCAATCCAGATGTACACAAAAGCAACTGCACCTACTGCAACTACAAATGGTGGAACATGGTTAGTCTGCGATGGGTCTTCAAAAGTCAGGACTGACTATCCAGATTTACATACTCTGATAACAAACACTTATGGAACATATCCTTCTGGTACAACCTTCCTGCTTCCAGACCTAAGATCAAGAGTTCCAGTTGGATACAATGAAGATTTTATCTCTGGTAGATCAACCAGAGCAATAGCACTGGGTTCCGGTACAGAAACACACACTCTCCTTGATGCAGAGATTCCAAAACATACTCATCCTACGACTGATGCAGGACATATTCATGCCACCACTGAAGTTGCACATACTCACACTGGAACGACTGCAAAAGCAAAAGCAGATATTGTGATGAACGACCATTCCCACACTTATCAAAGAGTTTCTGATTATCCACCGCTTGATGGTACTGGAGGGTCTGGAGGAACGCAAAATATGTCTATTACTAATGCTAGGCTTGATGCATCCGGTGATACAGACATATTTACTGGGGTCGCTTTACTAGATGAAGATGGGGTTGATAATCTTGGACATCAGCACTCAATCTCAGGAACAGACTTAGCAACAGTGGCAACCGGATTGACAATAGATAATAATAACACTGGAATTACTGTAAATGATCAATCGGTTGGAGATGGATCGCATAATATTATGCAACCATATTTAGTAATCAATTACATAATCTTAGCAAAACATCCTACATTCTAGGTAACCCATGAGTACGATAACATATACAGTAAAAGTTGCATCTGCTAAGTTCACGATTGACGATGCAGTTGCACCAAAACTAACCTTCAGGGATGGAGACACATACGTTTTCGATCAAGCAGATTCGTCAAATGCAGGACACATTCTCCAGTTCTCAATAACATCTAACAACTCTGGATCATCAGAGTACACAACCGGAGTTACTAAAACCGGAACTGCAGGACAAGCTGGAGCAAAGACTACAATTATCACCTCTGGTAGTACCACTGATACCTTGTATTATTACTCATCGGGCGGTGGAACATACGGGGAAGAGTTCAGTAACTCCGGTTTTAACACTTCGACAACTTATAACTTCCTGAAACCCATTATTGGTGGATCGAATACCGCAGAAAAATGGGGTAGCATGGTCAACCATACAATTGATCAGATTGACCAGAAATACAACGAAATCGATGTAATCCAAACCAACATAGCACTTCTAGGATTCAAAGTAGCAGTCAATGGTTCACTTGCAAAGTATGACCTGCAAGATCAGATTGTTGATGAATATGAAACTGAGGCAGGAGTAAATACTGGAGATTCTACCAATCAAGTTTATGATTCTGGTGTTTCTTATTCAGGGAATGTTTATGGTACAGTTACAGGAGGGATGTCAGGCGAGGCTGGTGTTACTGTAGGTGATTATAAGGTTCACACTTTTCGCTTAACTGAAAATAGCACTAACTTTGTTAATAGTGCATCTGGGGTTGTTGATATTATGGTCATTGCTGGAGGTGGCGGTGGCGGTTGGGATGTTGGTGGAGGTGGAGGCGCAGGAGGAATGGCAGTTTGGAGAAATTATACTCTTGCGGCTGGTACTTATGCAGTAACAGTCGGTGATGGTGGAGACGGTTCTGCCAGCACCGCTACGGCTGGAGACAATGGTGATCCTAGTCGATTTGGGACGACTCTAACACAAATAGCTGGAGGTGGTGGCGGTGGAGGACATCCTAGCTCTAATGGGAGTGCTGGCGGTTCAGGAGGAGGTAGTCAAGGATGGAATACTACAGGAACAGGAGGAACTGGTGCTGGAACAATTGGTACTTTTTCTGGTTCAGATAATTCTGATTGGGCTTATGGGGGAGGACTTAGTATAGATTCAGGTGCAGGATTATATTTTGGTGGAGACGGTGGAGATAATACTATAGGTACGACAAATGTTCAGGCCGCAGGAGGTGGCGGTGCAGGAGGTGATGGTGGAGTTGCTATTGATCAAGGGAATAATTCTACAGTAACCGATAATAGAGGTACTGGATTAGATAATTGGTTTAGAACAGGTGCGGTTGTTCGTTATGCAAAAGGTGGAGGAGGTGGAAATGATGAAACAGTTGGTACTGGAGGAGCAGGGGATGCCCATACAGGGGAAGGTGGTGCAGGAGCAGGGCCAGCACCCGGCAATGGCACTAAGGGCGGTTCAGGTTTAGTTGTTATTAGATATGCTTCTGATGCATTTACCTCTTATAATGATATAACCCTTCAATCCTCAGACACAACCGCAGAAACAGCACCAACAAAAGCAGACATGGTAATACTGGTAGAGGATGCTGGTTCAGGAGTCGGTACTGTAAATACACACATTAAAGGATGGGTTTCAAGATATGAAACTGGTGGTACAAAAACTTGGACACAAGGAACATTGGTCGATGAAGGACATTGGGGTGTAGGGGCAAGCGTGGCAGGTAAAAGAATCCTAGCATTTCACAATTTAACTCTAACAGGAACAAGTGGAACACAGATGGCTTACAAAATAACAACTCATTCTGCATCAGCAGTTTATAATACGAAGATTCACGCAACAAGTATAGGGTGGAGGTAATATGAACATGGAGGAATGGCTTGAGATTTTGCAGACGGTTGGAGTTCCATCAGTTGTTTGTGCCGCATCTTTTTATTATATTTTTAAGAAAGATATATGGTCACAGAAGGAGAGAGAAGCATTCCAAAAGCAGGATGCTGAGAATGATGATCGTATTTTTCTGTTGGCAGAACACAGTAATCAAGCCTTGAATAATATGAGTAAATCAATGGATGCAAACACTGCTGCTCTTGATCAATTCAGACACTTATTAGTTAGAAATAACGGAGGAAAATGATAGGACTATTAGCACCTCTGATTGGTGGTGCAGTAAAGACAATGTGCATGAGTATGCTATCGGAGGAGCTTTTAAAACGTGTAATTTTGATCCTGCTCCGAAGGCTTGTTGAATCTACGGAGAACGAGGTTGATGACCAGATTTTACAGGCTTATGAGAATGCTCTTACTAAATAGCACCAATAAGGTACTATTTTACTCCGTAGAACATTTTGTAAGATTATATTAGGGTGGATAACTATGCTAACGTGTAAAAATTTTACTGCTGAAGAGCTTGCTTGCTCTCATTGTGGAGAGAATAAATGTCAGGATGAGATGGTTTCTCTGCTCCAGAAATTAAGGGACGATGTTGGTTTTCCTATAATAATATCAAGTGGTTACAGGTGTCCAGCTTGGAATAAATCTGTAGGGGGTCATCCATCCTCGAGCCATATGGAGGGCTTGGCAATTGATATTTCGTGTTCGGGTGAAAAAGCACTCAAGATCGTTGAGGCAGGGATTCGACTGGGATTTGTAGGTGTCGGCATAAGTCAACGTAAAGAAAAGTTTGTGCATTTGGATTTAAAGAAAACACCAACGAAACGATTTTGGTCATATTCATAATCTTAATAGGAATCACAATTTCCGGATGTTCTTCCACAGTAGAGTTAGGTTTCTGGGAGGATGGGTATCCAAGAAATGTTTCGGAGTGGCAATGCGTAGAAACAGAACCACCCCATCATTCAATAAAATTTAATGGAAGATAATAGTGAAGTTGAAATTGAACTTACTCTTGATAACGGCTTTGTCTGCGATTTTATTCCTGACTTCAGGTTGCAAAAAAACACCGCAGATCACTCCTCAGTTTCATGGAGATTACCCAATTCAAGAACTCCGATCAATGTGGAGTTTCTGCCATCAGAATTTTCGGATGAAGTCACCGATGACCCCACTCCTTCTAATAGGTCAGATGTGTGATTGCTACTTAGACCAAATGAGAAGTATGCACTCGTTTAAGGATGTGAACAGTTTAGCTGATAATGAGACTAGAGCAATGGGTCAGCATTTGATTAAGACTTGTAATATAAACCCTGAACCAAAGAAGGTCTGATGAAACTTGGCATTGCAAAACGATTTGCGTGTGAAGTTGAGATTTTCTCTGGAGACACATTAATTGACAAATACATTGCACTTGAAAATGACCTTGTTACCAAGAACCCACTTGGACACAGACCGATTAAGAATATAGAATTTGAAGATAAAAAAGTTGAAAATATAAAATACAAGACATGAAAGAGGAGAGACTGAGCCAGAAACAACAAGAACAATATCACTCTTACGTTACTCAGAAACTCAAAGAGACATGGATTGAGCAAGCGAATGAGCAGGGTGAGATATTTGTGGACAAGTATCTTCATCCCCAATGCGAATATATTAGAAATATAAGAAAAGATGGCATTATTACCAATTAAAATACCTGCTGGATTTTTCCGCAATGCAACTCAATACGAAGCGAAAAACAGATGGTATGATGGGAATCTAGTTCGTTTCTCTGAAGGTAGATTACGACCAATTGGAGGTTGGCAAAGACTTGCAGACACTCAGATTACTAAGAAAGGTGCAATAGAATCACTGACGATTACAACAGCAGGAACAGGGTATAGCGGTAATGGGACGCTAGGCTTCTCAGGTGGGGGAGGAGCATCATTTGCTGGAACTTATACAGTTTCAGGAGGTGCTATTGCTACAGTAGTAATCACAAACTCTGGTTCCGGATATACCTCTGCTCCCACTATCACAATCTCAGGTTCAACTAGCGGAACTGCGGCAGTCATCACACCAACTATCTTTTCCGGAGTTGATCCAATCAGAGGACTCCACTCTTGGAGACTAGGAACTGGAGCAAGGTATTTAGCAGTAGGTTCGGTTCAGTCTCTAAGACTTTGGGATGGGTCACAATCTTATGGTACTAATTCGCCAATTTATGATATTACTCCTGCAACTGCAACTATACCATCTGGTAATATTGATTTTAAGGATCAAAAAGACTTCTTAATTTCCGGACTTGGATTTGGAGCATTGGAATATGGAGGAGATAGGAATCTTGATGGTTCAGGAGGAAGTGCTTCTGGAGGTGATGTTTATGGAACACCAAGATTCCCCGCAGAAGACCCAGATATAACGGACGCTGATGCATGGAGAGACAATTACGTTCCAGTTTGGTCGCTTGACAATTTTGGGGATGATTTAATTGCAGTCAATTCCGGAGAAGGTTCAATCTGGTATATGGACTCATCTGGTCTTTCATTTACGAATGCAACACAAACTGCAACTCCAGCAGTGTTGCTGTCATCTCTTGGAGGTTCAACTGGAGTTCCAGTTGATAATGTCGGTGTTCTTGTTACGCCAGAGAGACATATAATGGTTATCGGTGCAGGAGGAAACTCAAGACGCATTGCATGGGGTCAACAGGAATCATTGACTGATTTTACTCCAAGTGTAACGAACACAGCAGGAGATATTGACGTACAGACAAAAGGGAAGATAATAGGAGGTTTCAAGACTCGCTATGGAGTTCTTTTATTTTTTACTGATTCTGTCTGGAAAACCAACTATCTCGGCCCTCCTTTTGTGTATGGGGTCGAAAGATTGACAGAAGGAGGAGGTTGTCTAGGTATGAAATCAGTTGCAGGAAGTGCTGATTTTGTTGCATGGATGAGTCGAGGTAGATTCTGGAGTTATACAGGAGG